ACATTCTGACATTCTATTCATAAACAAATCATAGAGATATGCATTGGTTCTGTTTTTAATTATAATTTTAACATAGGTATCTTTGTATTTGTCGGTGTCAAAATTTGCGACATCATCTACTGTCCACGTCTCATCATCATAATTGATTTTAAAGAACACTCTGTTAGGGTTAAGTATCTTTTCCATCTCTCGTGTTTCTGTATCGAATACATGGAAACCTCTCTTGCCTTTATAATCACCCCACATCATCTCATACGGCGCACCAAGGTATTCTAAATTTTTATATCTTGATGGGTGGTGGAAATGCCCTGAATAGACATCTTGGAATTGTTTAAATACACCTAGCTCTAAGCCGTGCGCGCATAATTGGCCTCTCATCATTTCAAAGCCTCTCATTTCCAAATGACCCATTACAACATTGGCATCACTATTCTTTATAAACTCTAAATTGTGTTCAGCATTTTCTCTACTAATCCAAGGAAGCATAAGGAACTTTGTTCCACCAATTTCTAAATGCTCACCATGATCTTGATATAATTTAAAGTTAGGATATTCTTTTAATAGTAAATTCATACTATTCACTTCGTTTGTATTGCTGTAATATGTATCATGGTTTCCAATTAATGCATGGAACTCTATATTACGTTCGGCCAAACCATCAAACAATGCTGTCTTCGCATGTTGTAAGCTTACATAGTTGATATACTTTCTGCGATCAAAGGTATCACCCAGATCGAATACTGTTGTAATATTGTGTTCATCCAAATATGGAAAGAATACTTCGTGGAAAAACTTTCTTTGAACTTCGTGAAATACACGGCTATCTCCTCTTGCACCAAAATGAATGTCGGTGACTATTGCAATTTTCATATTACTCCTGGATATTGTCTGCTACTGCTACCTCTGTTTGCAGTTGCTTGGCCTCGGCGGCACTCATAAGTTTTAAATAGTTCATCACACTTGCGCGTTGTTTTACTACTTTGGATTTTTTCTTGTTGGCTCTTTCCCATTTTAAACGAGACACTTTGTCTTTATATACTACACCATGTAAATGGTCAAATTCATGTAGGAAACATCTTGCGCCATAACCGGCTATTAGGCCTGTCTGTCTTTCCAGTTTTTCATTATACCAAACTGCTTTAACATCTTTAGGGCGGGCTAATTTCACAAACATATCTGGGAAACTCAAACAGCCTTCAACATCAAGTTCTGTCTCGTCTGATACGTCAACAATCTCTGGGTTAATCACCATTATTGCAGCGTCTTCTTTTTCTCCCATAACAAATAGTTTATAGTCTAAACCTACTTGAGGTGCTGATAGTCCAAGACCATTTTTCTCAACCATCAGCTTTACCATTTGTTCCTTAAGTTCTACGGGATCAAAACCTGGTTCTTCCAAATTCACATCAGACACTTCCCTTGAAAGGATAGGATCTGGATAATATACTAAGTTCATAATTTACCTTCTTCTCTCATTTGTGCTCGAATTTTTGTTGCAGATATCTCGTGAATATCTTTACCAAGATCATGTTCTGTAAATGTGTAACCTACTCCACGACCAAAGCTAATGTCAACAATATTTGGTACTTCCAATATCAGATACTCACGGCCATTCTCATAACCATGTTCTCTTAATCCATTTTCAATACCTTCAATGGTTTGTATCATGCCAAACGGGTTATCATCTTGTACTGCTGTACGACCTGCTCCTGCATCACCATCAAAATTATATACGTCTCTTACCATTATAACAACTTGCCCGGTCAATGTCAAACACTTTTTAAAAAGATTTGTGTGGCCGTCATGCCAAGGCTGCCATCTGCCCAACATTTGCACAGTGGGCTTTTTATAATCAAATGCATCATCTATTCCGAACATTTTATTTTACTCCATATTTTATAAATTTATACCATAGTCTTTCGTGACCATAATACAGTCCAAATTTTATTGCCAAATCAGCTAGAAATACTGCACCAATTGCCTTAGGTGGCAATCCAAAGTACCAAGCAATACAAACTGTAGTTATACTTGCAATGATACGCCAAGTGACTGCTTTAGCCAAATGTCTCTTCGCACTTACTTCTTCAGCCATTCTGTGTATGCTTTATTAATTACTGGTTCTAATTCTAGATGTGTGCTTGGGTACCAATCGGTAACATGATAATCACAGTGGCGAGGTTTTTGGAAGATCTTATTTGTATCTTCGAATCTACCTTCCTGAATAGTATCCATCCAAATAGTATAATCTGGATCGAAGGCGTTTCTTGCCTCTACAAAAGGACAGACGAAATCTGTAATTGCAATTTTACCAGACATTGATACACCATCTGATAAGAGTCTCATTCTCATTGCCTGGCGCATTCGGCCTTCATCACTGAAGTCCCAATCATCATATTTTTCTCTAACAGCGTCGGCGTTTATCCAAACACCCTCAACAGCTTCTGCCAAAGGTTCTGCTAGAGTACTCTTCCCTGAGCCGGGAAGGCCAAAGACTAATATTTTCATTTTGCTTCCTTTTCCTTAAGTTCTTTATTTGCTTTTGACTCATCTTTTTTCTTTTGATGTTTGTCTTCGAAGTCTTTTACGAATTCGTTGATATAGTCTGGAAGTTCGTTCTGAGGAACATTATCACCAGCACTATTGAGAATCATGTTCTCGTGATTCATTTGTTGTGAGGCTTTAAATTTAATGTACATCTGCTTTTTCTCTTTAGCGATGCGTCTTAAAAATGCGAACCAAATGATTTGTGTGAAATACGCAAAGGGATTCTGTGATTTGTCTGGATTAAAGTTATGAATATACTGTAAACAGTTTTCAATACCATCAGAGATCATTTCCTCTTTATATGTGTATCCAGAAAAGTTTGGTTTTGTTGCGAGTCTTGTTGCAATTAACAAGATGCATTTTCCAATATAGTCTGGGACGATGGGGTTGCGTTCGCCTGATTCCTCAGCCTCGGCCACCAATTTTTTGTAATCAATTAGAGCTTGTAGTAGATCTTTATTGTTTACATAGTTCTTTTTTCTTGCCATTTTGGCTCTCCTAGTAAACTATCATAATTTAGTAATAGTGTGTATTATAATACAATTTTTAACCATTGTCAACCGTTTAGTTGATAAAATTAAAAAGTTTTCAGTTTTTTGAAAATAAGTGTTGACATTTGCTTAGATCATGTTATAATAAGCTTATCGGCTTTAAGTTATACCTATGAAGGGTTGATGTCAATAGTGTAGATTTTGAATGAGAATTGTTCACTACTATAAATCTCTATTCTCTTCTTAAAATGTTTCAGCGTGTAATTTTCAAAACTTCCGATTGATAAATCATCAGTAATATCATATAACACGGCTTGCTCGGAATCTTTAGCCTTCCTTAATGTCCTTCCTATACTTTGTAACACTTTAATTTCTGATTTGGAACCAGAAGCAAAGATTACATTGTCCAATCTTTTCAGGTTGACACCAGTACTAAATACTCCATAGGAAGCTAATATATCATGTTTCTTCTCTGGGTCATTCTCTACCAAATGTCGGATCCTTTCACGTTCCTCTCCAGATGTGCCACCATAGATAAAATGCAACTCTCTTCCTTCTTTGCGCAGCAAAGGTTCTAAGACTTTACCATGTTTTTCTACCAAATCAAATAACACAAGATTATTCTGGTCCTTGAGCGACCAAAGAAGATTCTTTATAAAGTTATTACGCTTTGTATGATTAGTGAGATATTCACGTTCAGCCGGCCATTTCTTTAATTTGTCTAATCTGCCCATTGCATCTTTAAATGCCTTACGAGCATCATTGTCGTGGGATAGAACAATTGCTTTTACTTTAAAATTAGCAACAGTTCCTTCATCCATTAATTTCTTTGTTGTCACAAGCTTTTTCACTTTACCAAAACAACCTTCCAAAACTAATCTGTGTGTTTTACTCTCAGCTGATTTTAATGTTCCAGTGAAGCCATGTCTATAGTCACAATCAGTTAATTTATGCATAATTGATGTGAGAGATTTCGCCTGGAATAGATGAGCTTCATCTCCCATTACAACTCTAAATTGAGCGAACCAACTTTTTGGTTGTTTTACTAATGATTGCCATGTAGAAATAACAATAGGTGCAGCTGTGTTTTTATCTACACCGCCTTGTATTTTGTATATAATAGACTCATCGCAACCATAATCTACAAAATCACCAGCCATCTGATGAACCAAACCAATCGTAGGTACAATAATAAGAGTACGATGTCCGAATGTTTGGAAATAGTGTTGCTGTAGTAAATAGATAATTAAACTTTTACCAGATGATGTTGGGCTGAGTGATAATGAACGCCTTTTAGCAATAGCGTTTTCTACATATTCAATCTGATAGTCACGAGGAATGAATTTACAATTAATTTCTTTTGCAAGGTCAGTTACATAATTGGATTCAACTGGTTCATCTTTCCATTTGTCTGGTATATTACACTGATAGCCTCTATCGTGACAAAATTTCTGTAAGTGTGGTAACAGACCAACATATAAAACTGGTTTAAAAGGACTAAACATTCTAATAATGCCATCCCATACTCGCGCCTTGAATCTGGGATTAAATTGATATCCCTCTGGTCTGAAACTGAAATGGTCTGCAAGTTCTGTTTTTACACTAGCCTCAGCAACGACGCGCATATAAACCGCATCAATTTCTTCGACTGTAATTATGTCACTCATAGTTTAATTGCTAATATTAGTAAAATTGCTGTCAATAAGATATTGGTAAAGAAAATACCAATTGCTAAAATTGTATGATACCAAATCCATCTTGTTTTATAAGCGTTTTCAATGGTGATTTCGTTTGGGTCTGTATCGTCCTTCATTACATCTATCTTAATACGATTATCTTCACGCTTGAGTTCTGCTTCGACATCTTTAAATTGATTCTCTGCTTCTCTCTTGAAACCCCACTCTAAAAATTTATCCCACATTAATAATCTCCTGCCTGGAACTTTAATATGTCAATCATATTTTTAACGACAAAGTTCCTACTGTGTATTGTTTTTATTATATCCTCTAAGTAATTTGCATTCGCTGTATGATAATCTATAGTCAAGCTAAGTTTGATAACGTCTTTGTCTGCTTGGATATACTTGTCTAAATCATTACGTAATACTTTTAATTGGAAAGGTTTCCAACCATGTTCCTTTAGAGTCTGTTCGTCCATGGAACCATCATAATAATGACGCTTTTCCATTTCAAGTTCTTTATATTCTGCTTTAAGTTTTTTGACGCGAAGGACCTCTCTGAAATAGAGGTTGTAGTATTTACTGTGAAGTTGTGGGATTCTTTTGCTTTCACCAACTAAATTGGTTTCGTCAATCGGCGAGTCGCCTGCCCACATTTTTGATATATCATCTGTATTCATTATATAGAGTCCTGTTGTACTATTTTAGTACCATTATATCACGAAAGGATTGTAATGTCAACCGTTTAAATGGTTTCAAATATAAAAGATTCGTATCTCATTGTCACGTCACAAGTTGCATAAGCAATATCTTGTGTATTCACATTCAGCTCAATACCACCTATTGATACTGGGAATGCTTCTTTAAAAGTAAATTTAATGCTTGGATTTTTATGACTGTTTGTTATGACGACACTGATATCAGAAGCCAGTGTTGCATTGTTTTTATCATAATCAGCATATTGTTTTGTTGATTCTGGAGCACCAAGTCCTTCCATCCATCTTAAAACTTCTTTATAGTTATTCATTTGCTCATCAACAATAAATTGAATCGTCAAGTCATCATAATTAAGTTGGTCCTGAGGTTGATACATTGTTCTCAGTGGAGTCGCCATTGCGATTGGATTACCACTCACACCTGGTATTGAAACACCTTGTGCAAAAAATTCAACATTCGGCATCCTATCAATGCTGATAGTAAATGAGGCTGGTGAAAGATAATTATTGATAATTTCGGGCATAACAAATCCTATAAATAAGTATATATTGCTTTATACTATTTATCCAATTTGAGGAATTAAACTATGAGAATCAAAGCCCTTTCATATGAGATGGACACCGACGGTCTTCCCATCAACGAGGTTGCAAAACTTCACGAAACCTTTTTCACAACTAAAAAATATGACTGGTGGTACGAAGTACTTCCAGGAGACACCGTTATTGATATTGGCGCAGGGAATGGTATGTTTACAGCCAAGGCATTAGATGCTGGTGCAGATAAAGTCATTATGGTCGAACCTAATAAAAGATTATTAAAGACCGCTATTAAAAATGTTGCTGAATATTATATGGACACTGATAAACCAAAAGTCCACGCGGTACATGCAGCAATCGGTAAGACTGATATTGATAGAGGAAACATTTATCAATTTCCAGAATATAGGGACGAGGAAGAGGAATGTAAGCTAATGTCATTCAGAGAACTGATTGACAAGTATGATTTGGATCACGTTGATTTTTTAAAGATTGATGCTGAGGGAGCTGAATTGAATTTTCTTTTGGACCATACAGATTATATTTCGGCCCATGTTCGTCACATGGCAATAAATGTACATATAGATGCCCAATATGGTTCTGCCGAAAAGTTTCATAAGTTTAGACATAAAATTTTAAAGCCATTCCATGATACAAATCGTTTAAGATTTATGGATGAGTCATTAAGAGAAAGAATGCTTGACAATGACCACATGCGTTTATTACCAAAAGAGTTTATGGCTTATATTACAAATTGGTAGTATGACACTTTATGACACTTTTTAAAGGTGCCATAAAGCTGTATGACACTTTATGACACTTTTATCTTAAAGTCTTTTGTCCGTCTCTTGGCTTACCAGTCCTAGCCATTTCTGATTGATAACCATTAATAAGTCTGTCTAATTTATAGCTTTCAATCCAAGGGCTTCTTCTGATTGCTCGTTTTACAGCTTGTAATTCAAGTTTTCTTTCAGGGTTCATAGGACCTCTCATTTCCCTATGCACGATTTCAAACAACTGATAAAGTTTATTTTCTGAAAGACCTTTTAATAGGTCAGTCGCCTCTTTATCAAAGTTTCTATTTCCTGTATATTTTCCATCTGATTTCATATTCATACTCCAGTTATTCCTGTTACTAAATTCATTGCGACTGCTGTTCCCGATATGGAGGACCCAATCATAATAGCCCCATCACTCCAAACCATACCGACATATACCCAACACATTGTAGAGAGCAAATATGATACGTTCCCCTCCTGTGAATAGCCAGCACTAATAAGGAAAACACCACTTACAGCCAATATTGTGGCTATCCATTTAACATACCAATCCGGTGTCCCAGTAGGTGTGGTGGGGGTGAGTTCTTCATTCTCTTGTTGTAATTCTGCAAGTTCTTGTTTTAATCTTTTTCGTTCATCAGATAGGTCCTTCGCTAACTTTCTAGCTCTACTTTCGGACTCTGTGACTTTATATTCTTGTTTATTCATATGGACTCCGCTTTATAATCCTCAAGCATGTTCCGTGCATACTTTGACATCTGCTCAAGTTTAGTAACCAACAGTTCTACATCAGGAACATCTATAGATCGAATCTTATCACCTATTGTATAACTTTCAAAGTGGTTCTCAATCAATGTTTCAAAATCAAAGATTGTTTCAATAGAAGGTTCGCATGAGTTTGCACCAATATAAACAGAAACTTCAACGCCTCTCTCATCTATGTGTGCTGATGTATCAATTTCTAATTGAGTTGTATTACTATTACTTGCCATTATATGTTCTCCAAGTCTGTTATGAATTGTTCTTGTGGTGTTGTCTTTTTCCAAAAGTTCAAGGTTCGTTTAGACTCTGCAATTTGTTTCTTAAGTTTTACAATTTCTTCTTTTGTAAGGTTTAAGATACTTAATGCGAGCAATCGGTTTGTGTCACCTCCAGTGCCCGATGTCTCTTCCATTATCTGTTTAATGACCTGCGTTTTAGTATTATCCTTAAACACAATACGACCATCAACATTTGCCTGAACAAATTCCATTTTGACATTAAGCCAACGAACCTCTTCCTCATACTCTGCTTTCCTAGCATCGATTCTTTGTTTTAATATACCTAATCGGTAATCACAAAAATCTTTAATCAGCTGTCTAGCATCATCATATTCACGAAGTTTACCCTCGTAATCAATTACAGTAAGGTTTTGTGCAAATGGTTTTGACAATTTAAACTTACTGATTATTTTAGACCGAGTCCATTTTGCAGAGATGTTCTGCTTTAATTTCACCTCGAACTTAAATCCTTGTTTATCACAGAGATCATCATATGAGACAATATCGCCTTCGTCTTCCAAATGGTCTAGTACCTTAACATATGATTCTCTATCAAATCCGTATGGCACTTCTGAAATGAGCAGTTGCGTTTTTGAGCGTTTGCTGTAAGTACCATACGAGATATACTTTTTAGGATCTTCCTTGTTCTGTTCTATTGTTCCACTAAACTCTGGGAATTTGAGATTAATGGGTTGTTTAATTTCTTTTGTTTCCAAATATTCAACACAAGCCTCAGTAACACTGGTAGGACAATGAGGGAGAATATTAGTAGCAAAACCTGTCGCGATACCTTTCGTTCCATTAATAAGGACCAAAGGAATGGCCGGCAGATAAAATGCTGGTGGTTCATGTTCAGGGTCATCATGAACTGGTGATAAATCCAAATCTTTTACATATTTGTTAAAGTTATCATGGAGACGTGTATAGACATACCTTGCCGCCCCAGCTTCCTGGACCAGTCGAGTACCGAATGAACCTCGGCCTTCAACTAAACATATATTATTATTCCATGTCGCTGCCATTAACTGACCTGCACCAGCTGCCGAAGCCTCTCCATGGTTATAACCATAATCGGAAATGATACCAGACACAGCCGATACCTTTTTAAAATCTTTCTTTGAGTTAATTAATGAGGAATAGAGATAGAATCTTTGGACTGGTTTCAGACCATCAATCATATTCGGTATTGCTCGAGATTCAACTGTATACATCGCGAATGATTTCCATTCATTTAATGCAACCTTTGAAATCGGATAGGCCGTACCTAATTTATTCTCACTTGTAAACATAGTTAAATCACTCATTTAAACATAAACTCCTTTCGTAGACTTGAATCTTTACCAAACATCATTTGAAACATATCAGCATCATCTAAAGTGACGACATCATATTTCGGTTGATTAATAATAGTACTATACTCATCTTCTGTCAATGAACCTAGCCCTTTAATGTATCTGTGTTTGTAATTCTTTTCTTTGTCTTTAAATGCAATGGCATCCTCGTAGGTATAAAACCATTCGATGTCGTCGCCCTTTGAACTAATCATAATTGGAGTTCTTGTAATCATCACTCTCTGTTCAGTTAAAAGTCGAGGCCAAAATTTGTAAAAGAATGCAATAAGCAATGGACTTATGTGACCGATACCATCATGGTCAGCGTCTGTAAGCGTTGCAACATATTGATATGTCATATCATCAACCGAATCAGGATTGTTAATGTCAAGTCCTAATACAGCTACCAATTCACTTAATTCTTTATTCTTTAATACATCAGCAGGTTTCATATCCCAGGTATTCATAATCACACCACGTAAAGGAAATGCACCAATCTTGTTTGGGTCTCTTACCTTTAATAGGAAACCCATTGCAGAATCACCTTCCACAATTTTGAGTGTTGCGTCATCTTTATTAGCTGCGATATGTTTTGCAACCTTCACTTTTCTTAATTTTTTCTGAGCCAAT